GCTGTCAAAGCTTTCAGTACACTCCGCTTGCGTAACCCGCCGGTCTAATAGGACATCGTTTGGTGTTCCATCAACGCCTTCCCCTTCAGAAAGCGTCAGCTTATCAATGTGAACTCCTGAATTAGACTTGTAGACAATAAACAGGTCTTGCTCCAGGAATTCCATGGTTAGGACAGTGTACCCCGCTGGGAATTCCCATTTACCCCAAGATGATTGTAGTTTTTCATCTCCTGACATAAACCATTTGTAGATATAAAGAGCATCTGTGTCCCCGGAACTAAGGACAGCCATTATGTCATCTGTAGTAGATGAGGACATTTTTACAATATTAGAAGGGATGTATCGTGGTATCTGAATGGTTATTTCAGAGCTGTCTTTGTTATCCGTTTGATCGGTTATAAACAATTCTCTAAGGTTTGCATGTGCAGTGCCGTCTACCGCAAAATATACATTAGGACCAACAGAAGTAGGTTTGGCATTGATCGACGCATCAAAGCTGGTGGCCACATCAAGGCCGATTGTTTTCGGAGACAAAATATCTCCCTGAGTTACTTCAAACTGAACCTTATCTGAAAACAGCATTAACGTTCTGTTATACGGAATAGCGTGGTATAAAGTAGAAATCCTGTTGGTAGTGGAGGCAACGTCGATCCGCTCGGTGTCTAGAAGCTGTACAGCTGTGGTACGCCAGAAATTTTCAAACTCTTGGTTTTCGCTAAATATTACATTTTCACCGGACAGAAACCCCATCCGTCCTTTATGCAGGAAAATATCATTTATTTTTCCTCCTACAAATGAAGGGTCACTATTAGTATTATCATCTCCCGCTAAACGGGTTTTCCAAATGTCTTTATCAAATGTAAATGTTCCGTCAGCGTTTCGCACCAGAGTGTGTGGCATTGTCGTATCTGTGTATTCTCGTCCAGCGCCGTGGCCTACTGTTTCGGTCCATACATTATCTAGGTAGAAAACCCAATAGTCGTCGCCGGATTCTTCAACATCTCCGCGAACTTTAACTAAACGGTTATCGATATCTTGAGGAGGCAGCTTTGAGAACTCTTGTATCTCATCCTTAAACACCCGCATCGACCTTCCGCCGAATCCCTCGGACACTTCGATTTTGTCAGAAGTAGCCAATCCGCTCATGCAAACTGCGGAATTTTCTGTAGTCGCAGCAAACCCTGCGGTAACCAGTGCGTTTTTTAAGGCAGTCGCTATTTCGTCGGTGCCCTCTAATGCAGTAGATGCCGATACATTTGTCTGTGTAGTATGACTTGCCCGAAGCGTATTGTTTACATATATCGCATAAGTCTTATTGGCTACAGCTTGGAAAATGTAGATCGTTGCTTGTGTACGTGGATCAACTCTGCTTTCTGTCGTTGCGGCGGCGGCGGTAGTCACCGACGTGTTCACAACCCATGTTTGATCAGCAACCGACAGGAACCGTAAGTTTTTATTTGGGGTTGCTGTCGTCAAGTACGATTTTCCACTGGGAAAACTTACGGTCTTTTTTGTCCCATCAAGATCGTAGACTTCTAGATCGCCGTTGACACATACAATAAAGTATTTTTCAGTGTCATCCCTTTGTACTAAATGTATAGCGGCGTCATTGGGAATGGTGACTGATGTGTTTAACGCGGACACATAACTTGTGTTAGGCCGTTTTTGCAAACCCGTGACAACTGACGGGAATGCGTTCTTCATCTCTTTACAACTTGTTTCTAATCTAATGGGCGGGGGCTGTTGTGACACCCCGTTTATCATGTTTGGCAAAGAAGATGAAATAAGTGGCATTAGTAGGCACCTCGTGTGAACGAGTGACGCCTCAGAATGCTTTGGGGAGTAAGGTCATCTTTAATCATGTTGTAGTCCCCCGCCCATACTTCATCGTTCTGTAACGCAGCATATGCCATTGCTTCGTCGGTTCTTGAGGTATCGGTAACCAGCGCACCTAAATGCCTTTCTTGAAATATTCTTGCGGCTTTTAGTGTGACATATCGACGTGCTGTTTCAGGGAGATCATCAAACCCCAGGAGCACCACTATATCTACCGTAATTTTGGTCGCGTCTGGAGAGAACGTATGGTTTTTACGGTCGTATAAAAACTTGCCACGTAGAACTAAATCCAAGTCTGTACCTGAGCTTGAATCAACCGTGTTCACTGTGTCCACCCTTGCAGTATTTGCAGGAACAGCGAACTTATTGTCTGAATCTTTTAATATTGGAAAACCAATTTCTGTATTAAAGTTCCACCCTAAGCTTTGTATTTCTCTATTTATTCCTGCAAGTATAGTACGCGCGATGGTAGCATCAACAACGTTGTCATCTTCAAGAGTATTCACGGGGCTTTCACCCATCATCGAGAGCATAACGTTTACTGCTTCTAGCTCTGTAGTAGGGGTGACGACTGTCATTGAAAACTTCCATTAAAAATAGAGGCACCCCAGAAATAAATCCAGGGTGCCTCTTGTGGCGAAGTACTACGAGGTAGCGTTTTTGATAGCAATCATGCACTCAGGACGCAAAGTAGCGTGCCCAACAGCCATCTTAGACAGCATCAATGTACCCTGCCGTCTGATATCATATTCTGATTCAGAACTAACAGATAAAAGCTCTACAGTACCTAACGCTTGTTTTTGCATTACCACTGCCAGGAAACTACTGGCGTTCACACCGTACTTGTTAGCAGCAGTGTCAGTGGTTACAGACGGGTGGTTAAGCGCAAGATTGTTGGTCATTACAACCTGCATTCCTGCAACATTAATCACAGTTCCGTCAGAATAGACACCGTTAGTTCCGCCAAAGTCGCGGTTTACGATCTTGTCGTTCTGGACAATGCCGTAGTACGCAGCTGGCGTTACAAATATAAAACGGTCATTTCGCGGAACGTTCTTTTCGTCCAGCTTCTGTGCCGCAGTGTAGATTTGTCCGACGAGAGTGGATACGTCAGCTACAACTGCCATGTTCAAGACGGCAGCCTGCACAATCTTTTCAGACGTTCCTTGATCTGCAATCGCAGTTGGAGGGGTGGCACAATCTTTAATCGCCATAGACAACAGATTGCGGTCATACGTTTGAGCAAGTGCTTGCCCAAGCTGAGTAGTGTACTCGCTCCTTACGTCATAGTGATTTTTCGCGTCGTCAATTTGTGCAATAAATGCATGACTAATAAGTAAATCATCAATCGTGATAACTTTTTCGTTATGCTTAATTGCAGTACCGACAATTTCGGCACCTGGCGAATGATAAGACGCTACAGTTTTACCGACTGCCGGGAATTGAGCCGATTTACCAGATGAGATATTACGTTGTCGCACTCGTTCTTTCATCACCGTAGAGGCATTAAACGAGGCCATAACCTCACCGCTAAAGATTTTCAAGAAAAGTGCATCAAAACCTGTTCCCGTTGCTTCAACGAGACCAAGGCGTGACACGGTGGCATTAGCCATTCGCTTCGATCCTTTTTAAAATTAAACTAAAGTATGTTTCTTCAAGCACTTCACGGGAAACAGGATTATCCATCGTAATGGTCCGGTTATTTGAAGCAGCGAAGATTCAGACCGTCGTCTGAACGCCCTCCTGAAGAGGAGCAGCGTTATTTTCTGGATCGGTTTTTAGATTTATTAGCTATGCTTAAATTGCTTACTGAGTTATTCTGTGGATTCCTATCTTTATGGTGCACGTCTTTGCCAGAAACGGCACCTGCACCTTTCTTCTTTATCATTAAAGCGCGAGCAGCATTACGCTTTGCGCGGTTCTTTTTTTGCTCAGGGCGCTTATGGTAGCTGTCGTACTCATTTCGATAATTTCTATTCATTTGAATGATTCCTCACCGATGCCCCACGCCACTAGTGCTCTGCGTTTACCGAGAAAAACAGGGTTCGCTCTGTGCCACAAGAAACTAGGAAACACTGTTGCTAACCCTTGGGTTTTATCTGTTTGGTGGCAATCGTTTGTACGCACACTAAGTCCTCCTCCTAAATATGACTTAGGAGGGCTGAGGTTGATGCTTAATGTTAGTTTTCTTTTTAATACGGATTCTTCGTTATGCCCGTTGTCTACATGAGACATATAAAACCCAAGGGGCTTATAGGTGGTGTATTGGAGTGGCTGCATCCTGTCAAATTGAAAGCCGAAGAATGCAGCCGCCTCAGTCATTGCATCTAAAACAGGATTGAAAATATAATTGAGACTTGTTTGTCGTGATATCCATTGGATAGAACAACGCCTATGTAACCAGCTTCGTCCAGCATCCATAGTTTCACCGGGGATAACTGGGACATTTGCTAAATCTCTAATAATTGAAGAACACTGTTCTTCCGTGAAAACCTTAGTTTTGAAAACTTGTATAGGATGGCTAGGCATTTCGAGATTCTAAAATATTGCTTCTTGCTAATTTATTTTCTACATCTGACCGAAACGCCGAATCGTCCCTATATTTTGGGGACTGCATGTCCGTCATAAGCTCTCCCAAGGAACGATAGGCACCGCCAGGTGACGCAACATTTCCTGAAATAGAAGTCCGTGGCTCTTGCCCTTCGCTCATCGAATAACGTGATTTTAATCCGTTTACTGCTAGTTCGACTTGAGCCATGTCTCTGCTATTCACCGCAGAGTTGTAAGCATCAATTTCAGCTTCGCTTAATGAACTTGCGGCCCATGCTACTATCGATTCATACGCCCCCTGACCACCTACCGAATCATATACTTTTGTCTGAGCGACTTCGGTACGCGCGGACTGCGCCTCAATGTAGCTGTTGACGATGGAATTAGGAATTCCAGCTTTTTCTAAATTGTCGTAGCTCTGTTGAGATAACTGACCATCTTCTGCGTACTCATCGGACAAAGATTGGAAATCTATACCAGCAGATTCAACAGCTTCTTTGGCTTCTTGAGGAGTGGTGTCTGTTTGTGGGGACTGGCTTTGGCGCTTCTCAAGTTCGGAATAAGCTTTGGCCATAGCTTCTGGTGATTGGAATTTTTCTGGTAACCATTCTGGGCGGGATTGATCATCTGCGCCATCCTGATCAGTACTATTGACATCAATTCCCATCTCCTTGGCTTCTTGCTCTAGTGTTTTACCTTCGGGTTCTTGTATGGTCGCAGTCACTTGTTCAGCCATTATGTTCCTGTTGCCTCTTGAATTTGCGCGGCCAGCTGTTGTGCCATTTCGGGGTCAATGTTTTGCCCAATGTCTGACGCTGCTTTAACAGCCGGTCCGGTGCCGCCAGCCACAGCTTTTCCAGCCATATCCATCATGCCCTGTTGCTGCGTCTGCTGTTGCTGCGCTTGTTGTGCGGACATTTGTTCTTGCTTAATCTGCTCTTCAGATTTTACCAAGCCGTCCATATCAATTCCGAGAGATGTTCCTCGCCGCTTTATGTAGTCACCAACGTTTAGATAATTTGCCAGAACCTCAGGAGGTAACTGTGCTAATCCCTGGAAGAACATATCTAATTTATTAAGATCATGCCCGCGCCCTAGCGCTTCTAATCCAGTGACAATTGCGGGCTTTACTACGCCTTTTGGAAGCTTAGGAAGACGCTTCTGTTTGGTCATCCTGTCAATAATGCGATTTACGAGAGGTAATTGGAAGGTCTCAGACATTAACGAATAAGTGCCGCCAAGGGCGTCATCCAATTCGGCAGACATGCGTCTTATCTCCTCCGCAGTAACTCTTTCTCCGTCGCGCTGTACGGCAGTGTTCATCAGAAACACAAACGACATTCTCTGTTCAATGCCTTGAGCAGTTTCACGCGCCACGCGCATATCGTTGTATTTATCTGCTTGTAACACTGTCACTTCGTTGGCGTTGCCAGAAACAATTGCCCCGTTTGAGGCGTCGGCAATATCACGGGCGCGTGTGGTCCCATTGGGGTTAACCATGAATACTATCTTGGCGCTCGCTGCTGTCGCTTCTAGTATGGCTTTCGAGATTCCTTCTAAAGAGATCATGTCGCCTTTGTATTGCTCGACATACGAGCGCCCATAGTCTTCCGAATCTATTCTTTCCCAACGTAAAGGCAGCATTGGCGACTTATCAATTGGCCATGAACCTTCCGAACCAGGCACATGTGTGTCGTTAATTTCTTGATGAAGCTTCCACTGTTTTCCGTCACGATACATTGCTGTGTACACATCGACAGATTCATCAGCATTTAATTTACTGTTATCTGATTCTTTCATGTTTTGTAGAACGGCAAGCCGCACGTTTTCGTCCAGGACTTCTGGAGAAACGCTCTCTTTAATAATGATATGCAACGGTGTGCCCATTGGATCGCGCTGGACAACATACCGCCGCAAATCAAATACCCTAGCACCTTCATCTTTTGGTAAATATAGAAGAACATTACCAACAACAATCAACTGTTTTAAAGCTTCAAATATACTTGATCGTAAATTTTGGCTTTCCACTTCAGCTTGGATTGATCTTTCAATTTTGTTCAGGGCTTCTTCTATCTGTGCTCTTGCACCTGGCTGTTGCGCCAGTTCTGCCGCTGTAAAATCATCTATAACAAAACGGAAAAATGGGGTATTAGGGGGGAGCAAGCTTAAAAGCAGCTTTGATGCTAAATTGTTTACTCCCCTTGCCCCAATTCCTTGATACGGTGTGTGAAGTATTGATGAGGAAGAATGCCCCGAATCAGGAAGTAACGAAGGTACTGTGAGTTTCGCGCATTCTCGTCCCCGACTGAGATAGGACTCTCTTTCTGTCGAAAGTTTTTCATATCGGGCAGCACAAGTGACATTACCGTACATAGGGCTTATCCAATATTCAGGGGGGATTTAGTGGTTTCTGGTGTTTTTGGTTTTGACTTTTTCACGGTAGAAGCCTTAACGTCCCCTGTAGAAGGGACTTGAACTTCCGTTAAATCTGCATCTTTGTAGGCGTATGTCATATCACGCCGCGCTGGTTCTTTATAAACCACCGGTGCAGGACTCGATCCCATGCACATTATTTTGGTGTATTCACGCCGCTGCCATCAGAAGCGGTGCTTGTTTTTGAAATGTTAAGCGGTGTTTGGTACTGTTTAGTTCCCTGCGCTTTTTTCTTTTGCTTTTCTGATGTGTTGTCATCGTCCACCCGCTCAGGAACAATCTGTTCTAGTTGTGGAGGGGGAGAAACTGGGGGGGCTGGTGGCGGGGGAGGCGGCGGGGGGCTAGGGCTTGAACCACACATACTTAACGTTCCTCATCTACTAGTTAAAATGTTTTCGTGTTGATCTTCTTTTATGCGTTGAAGATGCTTAACTACCAAGGACGCACCGACGCCTACCCATATTTTCCTTTTTGAATCAGATATATTTGGGCACTTATCAGGAAACTGTGCGTCTAAATAGTCTATTAATTCTTGTGATATAAGAGGGATTTCCATCTTTACTCCCTTCTAGTATGGCCATTATTATTTTTTGGCATACTGTTTTCTCCACAGCCAAGCGTTTAAGTTTGATACAGATTTTGATACACGCATGATTAATTTACTGTTCCAAAACCAGTGGTTATATTCGCGACCAAGTGTCATTCTGTCCTCACTGTTTAACGTAGAATTTATGAAGTCCAATTTGAGACACTAACTGAAAATTTTTCGACCAAAATGGAGTAACATATGCGGCGTGGTAATACGTTGCCTTCGCAACAGTTTTTACAAACATACCGCTTAGTGCTAATTCACTTGCTTTGATTGATTTCTCAAGCGCTTGTGTATCCATAATGTGCCACTCTAATTGCCCATCACAATAATAAGAAAACGCACACTTATTTCTAATTACCCTACCTTTCCACCGCTTTCCTGCATGGACGACTTTGCATATTGTGGAGGGGAATTGATTACTTGATACTCGATTTAAAATTACGTTGGCGACGGCTACTTGTCCCAGCAGGGGTTCTCCTCGTGCCTCATGGTAAACGGCTTCTACGAGACATCCTTTTTCACTGGCGATGGCAGGAGATGTCACTATAAATAACAGCAATAATAAGGCTGTGATTAGCAAGACAAGTAGAGACACTAGCTTCAAACCTAATCGCATTGTTTTTGTCCCGTTGCTGGGTCAATATAACAAGCCTCTGCTTTAGGCTCTTCTTTAATTTCGTTTAAAATTCCATACCTTTTACCAGCCGCACGGAAAGTAGTGATGCCTCTGCATCCTTTTTTCCATGCAGTGAGGTATAAATCTTTAAATTTCTCATAGTTTACATCGTCACCGACATTACAAGTTTTACTAATGGCACTGTCGATATATTTAGACACAAGAGACAGCACCGCTACGTGTTCTTCGGCGGTGATCTCGTTAGCTGTGCGCCCGTGGACACCTTGTCGATACGCATAATCCTCAACGCGCTCGACTGTGTGGCCATCAAAGTTTTGGATCGTTCTGTCGTAGTACAGCGCAAAAGGCGGCTCGATGCCGCTGCTGACGTTGTCTGCTGTCAAAGAGATCGTTCCCGTAGGTGCGATAGACAATAAGTGACTGTTCCGAATGCCTTGTTGTGCAATCTTGTCTTTTAAATCTTGCGGAAGCGTCTTGATAAATCCAGATTGGAGGTATTTATCTTTATCAAAAAGAGGAAAACTTCCTTTTTCTATAGCTAGATCAGAGCTAGTCGAATAGCAATTGTCTCTAAGTTCCTTCATAACTTTAGTAGTAAACTTTATAAACTTTGGAGAAGCGTATGGATACCCACACATTTCAGCAGCGTTTGCTAATCCAGTTATTCCCAGTCCCATCCGGCGCTTAGATTTAGCTTCTGTTTCTTGTTCTTTTAGCGGATAAGTTGTGCGGTCAATAACGTTATCCATAGCACGCACCACATGACTAATATCATTAACAAACGTGGGGAAATCAAAGCGTCCTCCTTCCACATATTTGACAAGATTGAAACTCCCTAATAGGCAAGCGCCGTAAGGAGGGAGTGGCTGTTCTCCACAAGGGTTAGTGGCTTCAATAGTCTCGGCGTACCACATGTTGTTCATCTTGTTGATTGTGTCGATGAACAAAACGCCGGGTTCAGCCCAGTCCCAGGTGGACCGCATGATCTGATCCCACAACGCAACGGGGTCGACTTCTTCATATACCCTGCCTTCAAACGACAGAGGGAACGGTTTTTTTGCCTCTAGGCATTTCATAAATTCGTCAGTTACGCCGACCGAAATGTTGAATCCTGTCAGGAAATTTTCGTTATGTTTACAGGTTAAGAACGTCTGAATATCGGGATGATCAATTCTTAAAACGCCCATTTGTGCGCCCCTGCGATGTCCGCTTGAGGCTATGGTTTGGCAGACAGCATCAAAAATTTGCATAAAGCTCACGGGGCCAGAAGCTTTGCTTTCCAGCGACTTAATCATGTCACCTTTAGGGCGAATACGTGAGAAGTCGTATCCAATCCCTCCACCTCTACGCATGGTCTCGGCGGCTTCTGCTGCTCGCTCCATGACGCTATCCATCGAGTCATCGATGGTGCCAGAGACAAAACAATTGTACGCAGTTGTTTGTCTGATACTGCCCATAGCATTCTGCACGCGACCGGCAGGGAGAAACCTTAGATGTCTTAGAGCATCTTTAAATTCTTCAAAGTGTGAAGGGCTGTCTTTGAGGCTGTCAGCAATACGAACGACTTTAGAATAGAAGTCTTCCCCGGTTTGTCTGTATTTAATTGTGTCAATTTCTTCACTGATCGGCAGTGACATACCGTAATGTTGATTCGTCCCTGCCATCATAATTCAGTCTTTCCTTCCAGTTGGTTGATTCTCATCTCAGCGTAACGGATTACTTTGCGAAGGTCCGATATTTCAGACAGCAGTTTGTTTGTATTCGGATATATTTTATACCCTGCACGGGAGGCGTACTTAATTATGTTGCCCCGCCAAAATTCCATATTGTTGCGAATAATAAATGATGCGGGCTGTATCTTATAACGGGTATAGTGGTTAGGGTTTTCGATAGAATCTTTTGCGTTACCTTCATCTTCTTTTAGGCGTCTGGCGATGTAGTCGTAAGCTGGCTCGCGCTCTGAGGTGTCCATAGGATAACCTTTCCCTCGTTTAAATCGTAATCTTGATGACGCAATATTTTCGACACTCTTGCCTGTATCAAAGCGTCGTTTTCAGAAATACCCTGCTTACCAAAGGCTGCGACTACCGCGTTCCAATCGTTATTTACCGCCAGAATTTTTTCTGCTTTTTTTGGGCCGCAAGTTGGACATCCGATATAATTGTCTACTCGATCACCTGTTAAAGTCTGGAAGTAATGATAATAGTCCCCATCTTCTTCGGATATTTCGACAACAGAATCTGAATCAAAGTCAAAGTGATATCCAGGTATTTGTAGTAAGTCTTTATCCTGGCTGTAGATTACTTTATAACCTTCAATCAGCGTTGGATGGGTCGCCAGAATTCCTAGTACATCATCTGCTTCTAAGTCATCTTTTTCGAAGGTTCTATGTTCCTTAGCTACCCATTTACGCAAGGGGGACAGCGCTATTGGCTTGCGAGTTCCTTTTCTATTTGCTTTGTAACTCGGGAGTATATCTTTTCTGAAATTAGTAGGGCTTGTAAGGCATATCACAGCTTCATTCGTAGATGTACGTGTGATAATATCTACAACTGCTTTGTTAACAGAGCGATGGGCTTCTTTCATGTCCACCCACACGGATAAGACATCTTCCGAAAACTCCGCCACTTCTTCCGCCACCGAAGCAATCCGGTACAATAGGATGTCCCCATCAATCAATACTGTTTTTTTCATCACTTAAAGCCTTCCAACTTACAGGGAATATTTCAACCATATGCTTATCAATACTATCTGCAACTAATCTCGTTTCGAGTTGAGAATCTTCTGCCAGGCGTAAACGACAAACGCGGGCAAACGCATACATGCTGCCTGACCAAAACCATTCTGTCATCATTGAAAGCGGAAGAACAGCGCGGGCTTGTTCAGGAGCGACCCCTTTATTAATTAAATAACGGTAAGAGCTGTCACAATGTCGAATTGTGTCCATGTAGACATAATCATAAACGCTACTATCATCATCTAAGACAGCACCTGACCCTTGTTTCTTGTCTACGGGACGGGAACGCCATTCGTCTGGAAAATAGAATTCAACATCTGAATCAACATAGCGACGAGACACTTCGTTCCACGCCAGACCAACTTGGTGTTTAACAAGCTGTCTGGAAACAAATACAGGGGCTTTAATTTTAAAGGTGGCAAAGCAATGCGAGAACGGGGACCAATGCTTATTGCGTGCCAAAAAAGAAATAAGTCCTGGGTCTTTCTCGGCGTTCCATTCTTTGTTGTCGAAATTAAAACTTACTCTAGCTGCATCTACTACTCGTTGGTCACTTCCCATCGAGCCAATAAAGTCTACTTTAGTGTGTGCTTGCCCATGTTTTGCCGACACGATATTCCCCCTTTAATGGAACCCGGAGATTAAAACGCTTCCCTGCTTCCTCTATAGATACTGTTGCAAGATGCCCTATCTGTTCTGCCAGTTCCTCATCAGTTTCAATCTGAATTTCATCGTGAACCCAGGCGACTTGCTGTACACGATCTCTCAGTCCGCGCTCTTCAATGTGCTTATCAAATTCAATCAGCCACTGTTTAGAACAAAGAGCACCGCTGCTTTGTAACAATACGTTTAACGCACGATGGGGTGATCTTACTGAGAGCTTTCTCTTATCAAGCCCTAAAAGATATCCGCGATTTTCTGCCGTATCCTTGACCAGATCAATAAGCTTGCGGAGACCATGGTTTTCCGTAAGGAAACGGTCCTTAACTCTAGTAACTTCTCTTTTCGATAAGGAGGTAACTTCAGCCAGCTTATTGATGCCAGCACCAAAAATGAAAGCATAA